CTGCGCCCGCGCATAGGCCTCCCGCGTTCGCACTAACCGCTGCTGCATCCCGCGCCCGCGATGCGCCGGCAGGACACCGGCCCGGCACAAGTAGCCGCCTTTGTCTTCCGACGCCGACGGTTGAATGCCTGCGAACCCCGCGGTCTTCCAACCTTTCCCATCCAGCCACTCCAGAACCCACCAAACTCCTCGTTCAAAGAATGGCATAGTGCAACTCTTGAACAGCCGGATATGAAGTCGCTGCAAGAGATCGAGATCGCAAGCGGTATTCGGATCAAGTTTCCGAACCCGGTACATCCCCTTCACCCCTCCGCGTTTCATCACTCCTCCATCCCAGCTTCGACTTCAGCCACGCGCGCCTTGCGCATCGCGGCTTCGGCGGGGCCGGCCTGGATTTTCATCTGCTGCTGCTGCATCTTGGCGCGGCCTTCGACCTTTGCCGCAATCGCTTCGTCGGTCGCCATCCAGCTTTCCTTCGTGCCGTTAATGTACGCCGTCTCGCGGACGCCGCGGGTAAAATCGAACGGATCGAAGATCGCCGGGTCTTGGGCAATCGCGAACACTTCCTTCGCCTGATCTACCGAGCGCCAGAACCCAGCCGCTTCCTGAGCGCGCATGGCGCGCGAGAGCGGCGACGTGTACTGGACGTTGTAGGCGCCCTGCGCCTCGCGCAGCCGCGGCGGCATCGGATCGAGCAAGTTCTGCTGCGTCAACAGGTCCAACTCGCGGTCGATCATGGGGCCAAGGTATTCGCTCTGCTGCCGCCCCACGGTCGGCGCCAGGAGGATGCCCTTCTCGTTCACGCGCTCGATCACTTCGGTCGCGGTCATCTGCGGGCTCTCGGTCAAAATCTGGAACAACGTGACGAGGAAAGCGTCGTTGATTAGGTTGCGCTCCTCCTGCATCATCTCCAGCGTAACTTGAATTTCCCCCGAGGGCAGGACATGCACCAGTGGGCGCCCATCCGAGTTGACGCCGCCCGCGTTCCGGGCGCCGGGGCGCAGCGACATGTCGAGCAGGTCATCATGCGTCAACAGGACCGGATCGGCCGCGCGGTGCCCTTGCTTCAGGAACGTGCGCTTCTCGGCATTCAGGGTCTTCAGCGCCGGCAGGACCAGCCCGGCGGGGCCGATGCTGTAGATTTCGCCCGGCACCTGATCGTAGCGCGAGCAGGCCAAGGGGAACGTGTTGTAGCCCTCGCGCTCCCGCAGCAAACACTGGCCGGGGATCGAGACGTAAAGCGAACTATACTTCTTGCCCTTGGCGTCCCAGCGGTACGGATCGTAGTCCTCCGCTTCCTGCACGATATGCAGTATCTCGAACTTCTGCTGGCTCTGCTGTTCCAACGCGGCATGAAGCTGCGGCGGAAGCCGGTCCTTGCCGAACTTCCGCATGGTCTGCACCGCGGTCAACTTGAACAGCCGCAGGAAGCCGTTGATCTGCCCCTGGTGGTTCTCCAGCAGGTAGACTTCGCCGAGCGGGAGCGCCTTGTAACGCAGCCCCTCCTGCCCGTCGAACTGGTCGATGAACATGGGACCGTTGCCCCAGGCGCCGAGCGACTTGTAGACGTTCGAGTTCTGGCCGCTGAAGTTCGCGAGGGGCGCATAACGGTACTTGAACAACTGGCGCGTGGCATGCTCGAACCACATGCGGGTCGCGCGGTCCTTCATCACATAGTCGTCGTTCGCGGTGAGCCCGTGCCACTCCATGTTGCGCGGCGTCAAGAGGCTGTCGCAGATGGCGCCGAAGCGATGCAGCGCCAGCATCCCGGTCGCGTCAATCTGCTTGTCGGTGAGCTTCTCGCCCCCGGTTTTCATAGAGCCATACAGAAAAGAGTTGCGCGAGTTGGGCGCCACCAGGGCGGCGATGTCTTCCCACAT